CAATGCAACCAGACGCAATCGAATTGCGTTGCCCCGGCACGCTTCACGCAATACTGAAAGATGGCCTGATCGAAATCAAATGCAGGCATTGGAGATGCACCCAAGGCAAGGACGTCAGCGTGTTTCACCTGTACGATCCAGTGACCGGTGACCTAGTTAGAACCAACTATTACAAGGACCCAGTCAAGAGAGGATCAAAAACATGACAGGTCTTGCTGTTCCTGACGCACTACCGTATGGTATTCGTCAGATCGTATTGACGCCGTATCTGGATGCGCAAGGTACGCAGCTGGCCGACGTCAGTTACCCACTGCCCGTTGCGATGACGCTTGGCTTCTCTGAAACCGAGCAGTACGACGAGCTACGTGGTGATGACATCCTCGTGGCCGTCCACGGTCGTGGGCCGCAGGTGGACTGGAGCCTGGAGTCTGGTGGTCTCCCCATCACTCCGTGGTCAATCATCAGCGGCGCCATGGTGATTGAAGAGGGCACAGCGCCAAACCGTGTGACCCGACTCCGCAAGTCCGGCAACGACCTTCGCCCATACTTCCGCATTGATGGGCGGGTTATCTCCGACAGCGGTGGTAACATCGTCGCTCGCATCTATCGCTGCAAGGCAAACGGTCGCCTTCAGGCAGATCAACGCGGTGGCGCGTTCCAGACGAGTCGTATTGACGGCGTTGGACTTCCGATGCAGGGTGATGAAGGCCGCTGGCTGTACGAGATCATCCGCAATGAGTCGGACTTCCCGTTGTCAATGTCGCCTGAAGGCAACCCGATTCCCATTCCCATGAATTTGTCGCCGCAGGCTGTTACTGCTACGACTGTTGATTTGGCTTGGGACGCTGTCGGTGTCGCCGATAGCTATGAAATCAACCAGAGCATCGACAACGGTGTAACGTGGACGCTAGTCACCGTGCCAAACGGCGGTAGCCCAACGACCAACATGACGACAGTTACTGCCTTGACGACAGCTACGAACTACCAGTTTGCGGTTGCCGCTGTTGTTGGTTCTGTCACAGGCGAATTCAGCACTCCGATCAGCGTTTTGACGAAGTAGTACATCTCAATAACGGCACAACGAGTCCAAGGAGACCAATATGACCGACATTAGTGTGGGTAAAGCACAAGAGTACCAGCCCAGGCCCGAAGATGTGCGACCGCCTGATCTTTCAGGCAAGCCGGTGGCGCCTACGTTGCCAACGCCGCCTAGCTCTGAGCAGATCACGAAGCCTGTAAACCCATACGCGCCAACAGGTTGGCGCCGTAAGCAACGTGTTGAGTTCGATGTCACGTTGCCTAGCGGGCAGACGGCTCGCATGATGCGGTTTGAGCGAGATGACTTGCTACGCTTGGGTTTAATGGAGTATCTGGATACATTCACACCCATCTTGTTCGACAACACGATTGACGACAATCAGCGTGATGAGAAGATTCGTGAGACGCTGAAGGAACATCCCGAAGCGATCAACGACATGTTCGTCGCAATCGACAAAGTCGTGATGGCTGCTACCATCCGTCCCAGGGTCACAGATGACCCAGAGCAGACAAACTATGGGACAGAAGAGGATTGGGAGGACCCAGACTTCACAGCAACAGTTCATGTCGATGATATCGGTATGGCTGAGCGTATGTACTTGTTCGGCGCTGCCTTTGGGCGGTCGATGGACGAGTTAAAAAGTGTTTGGCAACAAACGGAAAGCTTGGGAGGCTTGGCAGATGAGCCAAGCCTACAGCCGACCGCCCAGTGATCTATATGGAGTAGCAGGTGCAGCATCAATTCTGTTTGATAGAGGGATATTTCGCTTTGGTCGCTATGTAGAAGGTATGATGGAACAGGCCTCTGAAGGTGCCCAAAATGAGGCATTTGCACGTTCCCACCGGCTCCGTGCCTTCGCTGAATGTATGGGCGACGATATGACGAAATCCACTGCAGGATATGCTGATCCATTCGTCAGTGGTGGTGGAGGCGTCATTAGGCGTGGCGAAGACAATCCAGACGATGGTGAAATTCTGGCTAGTGGGTACTGATGCCTGATTATGATCTTGGTCGTGCACATGGCGAAATCATCATCACCGCCGATACTCGCGGAGCGGATGAAGCTGCTGCTAGTATGGCAGCTGTCGATGCTGAAAGTAAAACTCTCAGCGGGCATCTCAGCGAAGTAACCGAAGCTCTCAACAAAACCGAACAGCAGCACGGTCGTGTAGGACAAGCTGCCTACAAACACAAGACCGCGATCCAAGACCTCAACAAGCAGTACAACCAATTTCACCAAGAGTATCAGCAAGCGGCTCAGCGTAGCACCAAGATTCATGAAGAGTGGACCAAAGCGTTCACAGACAAGAAGCCGCTCACTGAACTCATGGAGTTTAAGCGGAAATACGCCTTAGCACAGGAAGAAGAAAACAAGCTACACGAGCGCGCTGTTCAAAGCTATGCTCGTCTCAATCGTGCCGTCGAAGATGCGCGTGCTCATATCCGAAACTTCACACAGGATACTCAGACAGCTTCTCAGCACTTGAAGAACTTCGCCAATGACTTGGAGAAGATCAACGGTGTTGTCGAACGGGTTGCGCACACGCTGACTAACGTACTCGGTACGGCGCTCAAATCCCTTGCTATGGTTGGCGGAGTGGGTGCCGCTGGCGGGTTACTAGGTCTACTCGGCGGTGGCGGCATTCAGACCATAGCGGGCGTTACGGCGGCCATCGTACAGCTATCCGGCGCTATCGCCTTACTGCCGGCCGCAGCTGGTGCTGGTGGACTTGCTTTGGGTACGTTGGCCGTTGGCATGCATGGTATTATGGATGCTCTCAAGTCCATGGATGATCCTGCGAAGTTTGCTGTAGCGATACGCCAATTAGCTCCTGCCGCACAGCAAGTCATGATCACTCTCTCGCACTTCACTGATTCGTATCGCGGTGCTATGCGAGAAGTTCAGCAATCCTTGTTTGCCCCAATCGTTGACGATATTCGACCGCTCATTCAAACTTGGCTACCGCTGCTGATGCATGCCGGTCAGCAGATTGGCGCGGTATTCGGGCAAGCGATGCACCAAATACTACAGTTCATGACGACTAGCGGCACGCTACAAGCCATGAACACCTTTGTAACCAACATAACTTCGGCGATGCGAGGGCTGTTGCCCGCCATCCAGCCGGTTATGGAAGCGTTCAGGACGCTCGGAGTTGTTGGCTCCCAATTCCTTCCGCAGATCAGCGCTTCAATCGTCAAGATAGCCAATGAGTTTAATCAATGGATACAGGCCGCGGCGCAGTCCGGCAAGCTACAGCAATGGATACAGAGCGCCATTGATGGCTTTGGCCAACTTTTCAGTGCTATCAAGAACTTTGGCGAAGGCATAGCCAATATCTCCAGTATTGCCAGTCAGTTTGGCGGTGGCTTCTTACAGACGCTCCAGCAGATAGCTGTTGAGTTCAACAAGTGGACGGCAAGCGCAGAAGGCCAGCAGACGCTTACTGAGTTCTTCAAGGCGGCTCACGCTGCGGCCGTAGCACTTACGCCAGTACTTCACACAGTCGCTACTGCTCTCGGTCAGCTATTTACGAACCTGATGAACCTTGGCGCCAGCATGGGGCCTGGCATCAATTCGTTCTTCCAAAGTCTAGGTCAAGCACTAAACGTGTTGGGGCAGGCCTTGATTGCGTCTGGGCCGGCACTCGGTGAGATACTGACAACGCTAGGGCAAGCGTTAGTTACAATCGTACAATCTGTGGGGCCAGCGCTACCAACTCTGTTCAGAGACTTCGCCCAAATCCTGAAAGACCTTGCGCCGACACTAAAGACAGTCGCAGAGGCCATTGGTACATTCCTAAGTCATTTGACGCCAACGGAATTGAAGTGGATACTCGGTATTACCGTTGCGTTGGTAGCTCTGGGCAACATACTAGGCACGCTGGCTAGCGGCATCGGCATAGTTACGACAATTCTAGGTGGCCTAACGGCGGCAGCGGCTGCGCTCGACATTGCTTTAGGCCCGCTGATTTTGATCATTCTCGCAGTTGTTGCTGTACTTGTTGTTCTCGGCGTTGTCATCTACGAAGTCGTAACCCATTGGGACACAATCAAACGTGTGATGGGCGAGGTCTGGGAGACCATGAAGCAGTGGGCTTCGTGGCTTGGCAATGAGTTTGTCCAGATATGGGATACTGTTGTAAACGCAGTCAAAGCAGCATGGGACGCAATCGTCAGATTCTTCGGCGGTATTGGCGATGCGTTCACAGGCGCATGGAATACGGTGAAAGAAGCCGTATCTCATTGGTGGGATGAGGCTTTCGACTGGGGTAAGCATCTCGTCCAGAGCATCATCGACGGCATACGTTCCATGTTCGGCAGTATGCGCGATGCCGTTTATGACTTGTTCGGTATAGCGCGAGATCATGGCAAGACCAGTTCGCCTGCGAAACTTGGTCCACTGCATGATGATTCACCAGACTCCATGGGTGCGGCGTTCGCTACCAACTACGCCAGAGGCATAACGGAAGGTACGCCAGCAGTTACAGACGCAGCGTCGGGCATGGCAGGGGCAGCTGCTAGCGGCGCTCAAGGCGGCACAACGACATCTGGTGGAGTATCAACTACCGGAATGGGTTTCAGCAGCGCTGGTGGTACAGGTACGTCGGGCGGGCAGGTCCAAGGCACTTCCGGCTTCGATCAATGGATCACTTGGCTGACGACCGATATGGAGGCTTGGAAGAACATCTTCCAGCATGCTTTCAACCTTGCCTTGCATATCGGCAACATCATGATGGATGGCGCGAAAATTGTTGCGTCGCTGTGGAATCGCGGCGACAATCCAATGACGCGGCCTGGTGGCTTCTTCGGTAGGCCACTAACTCCGCAAGAGCAAGTCTATGGCGTTCCACAGGTACAAGAGCCAGGTCATGCGCCACTTCCATGGGGAGAGAAGCTACCTGGTGGTCCAGGTGCCGGCCCACAAGAGCAAGCAGGCGACGTTCCGCAGGTTGGTCCGCAAGGTCAAAACGTAGCTCCAGGTGGCCCTGCCCCGGCTGCTCCAGCTGGCCCTGGCCCAGCAGCGCCTGCACCAGCGCCACCAGCACCAGCTGCCCCAGCGCCGGCAGCGCCTGCTCCTGCCGCGCCTGCGCCAGCAGCGCCCGCAGCGCCAGCCGCTCCTGCTGCAGGTACGCCAAATTACACGGGCCAAGACTTAGAGTTGGCGAATGCCCTTAAGGCAGCTGGATTTAACGATAGTCAGATTGTTGGACTTATTGCCCTCAACAAGGTAGAGACTGGCAACTGGGCACACCCAGAATCCATTATGGGCATGACCGACAATCAAACTGGGCCAGGTATCGCGGCTCACGTCGGTGGCTTCAGGAAGATGTGGAACAATCGCCAAGCCAGTGGATTCAAATCATCTACTGGTG